CAAAAGCAGCCGGAATGAGTAAAAAGGAAAAAGAAAGTGCAACTCGTAGAAAGAGAGCTGCACAAAATGATGCAGGAAGAGGTGGTAAAGATAGTAGTGGGCAAGGTAAAAAACCAATATATGTTTCCACTAAACCGAAAAATGAAGAGTGGAGTGACAAATATAAAAGTAGTATAGATTGTAATAATCCAAAAGGTTTCTCTCAAAAAGCACATTGTGCAGGAAAGAAAAAAAATGAAACTATGAATATAGAAGAAAAACTAAATTTATTCTTAGAAAAGAATTGCCCAACAGACCCAGGAAAATGGGCGGCATCAAAAGCAGCAGCTAAATCAAAATTCGATGTATACCCATCTGCATATGCAAATGGTTGGGCTGCAAAGAACTACAAAGGTAAAGGTGGTGGATGGAGAAAGTGTAATGAAAGTTTAGGAGAACTAAACGCATTGCATGAGTGTTGGGATGGATATAAAGAAGTGGGTGGTAAGATGAAAAATGGTAAGATGGTGCCAAATTGTGTTCCTATAAAAGAATATATTGATTCAGATGATGATGTAAACTATGGTTTAGTTGAACCAGAAGAATACGATGTTGAAGATGAGGATATGGAAGATTTCATTGCTTTTATGAGAGGATACGATAAAAACTTAAATGAAGGATGTCAATGTTTAAGAGAAGCTGAATATCAGGGTAGAAATGTTCAATTGGGTAAACCAATGGCAGGTGATGTTAAGAAGTTCAAAGTGTATGTTAAGAATCCAGCAGGAAATGTTGTAAAAGTAAACTTTGGACAAAAGGGAGTAAAAATTAAAAAGAACAATCCTGATAGAAGAAGAAGTTTTAGAGCAAGACATAATTGTGACCAACCAGGTCCAAGACACAAAGCAAGATATTGGTCTTGCAGAAAGTGGTAAAATTTGGAAATTCCAAAAATTTTACTTATCTTTGTTAATTATATATAAATTAAAAAATGGCAGATAAATCAGTATTTAGTAGGTTACAAAAATTATTTTCAACAAACACAATTGTTCGTAGAACAAAGAAAGGTGTTAGAGTCATTGATACGGATGAATATCAATCAATGTCAACTAACCTCGTTGACCGTTTTATGAAAATGAAAACCCCGTCTTATAGTACGGGTATGTTGGAATCTGCAATGTCTTATCAGCAAGTAAGAGCAGACTTATTCAGAGATTACGATTCAATGGATAACGACCCAATCTTATCTTCTGCTTTAAATATCTACGCTGATGAATCAACTCCAAAAAATGAACATGGTGATGTATTAAGAATCAATTGTTCAAATGAAAATGTAAAAAGTATTCTACATAACTTATTCTATGATATAATGAACATAGAATTTAATTTATGGCCTTGGGGTAGAAACTTAGTAAAATATGGTGATTTCTTTTTACAATTAGAAATTGCTCCAGAATTGGGTATTATAAATGTAATACCAATGTCGGTTTATGAAGTTAGTAGAGTTGAAGGATTTGATATGGAGAATCCACAAAGAGTAAAATTCGTTTACTCACCATATACTAACCCATACGGAAGTACACAAGCTTCCAACAAAAAAGAATACGAAAATTATGAAGTAGCTCACTTCCGTTTATATTCGGATGCAAACTTCCTTCCATATGGTAAATCAATGTTAGAGGGTGCAAGAAGAGTTTGGAAACAATTAACTCTTATGGAAGATGCGATGTTAATCCATCGTATTATGAGAGCACCTGAAAAAAGAATCTTTAAAATTGATGTAGGTAATATTCCACCAAATGAGGTAGATAATTACATGCAAAAAATCATAAATGCAAGTAAAAAGACTCCATTCGTAGATTCAGCTACAGGTGATTACAATTTGAAATATAATATGCAAAACCTTATTGAAGATTATTATATGCCAGTTCGTGGTAATGATAATGGTACTTCAATTGATACTTTGAAAGGATTGGAGTATAATATGGTTGATGACCTTAACTACTTAAAAAATAAGTTAATGGCTGCATTACATATTCCTAAAGCATATTTGGGATATGAAGAAGATATCAATGGTAAAGCAACTTTGGCATCACAAGATGTTCGTTTTGCAAAAACAATAGAAAGAATTCAAAAAGTATTGGTATCAGAATTGACAAAGATAGCAATCGTTCACTTATATGCACAGGGATTAGATGATGCAGATGATTTAGATTTTTCATTAGAATTAACTATTCCATCTAAAATCTATGAGCAAGAGAAAGTTGAATTATATACTTCAAAAGTAGCATTAATCCAACAAATGCAACAAACTAAAATGTTCTCTAAGAAATGGATGTATGATACGGTAATGGATATGGTACCGGAAGAGCAAGATGAATTGACATTAGAAGTATTGGAAGATACAAAACAACAATTCCGTTTAACATCTATTGAAACGCAAGGTGTTGACCCTGCTAAACAAACAGGAACCGAAGCACCTACTAATATAGAAGAAGAATTAGATAAATTGAAAAGTGAATTGGAAGAAGATGGTAAGGTTGGTAGACCAAAAGACCCGGTTAGATATGGCAAAGATGACCATCCATTGGGTAGAGACCCATTTGGTCAAAAGTCCAATAAACAAAAAGAAGGTTCTGTCAAATACAAACCAAGAGAAAATTATAGAGAAATCTTTAAGGATATGATGGGAAATAAAAAGACTATTTTGACAGAAGATTCCAAATAAATTAATTAAAGTAATATAAAAATATATTTATATCAGAAAATTGTAGCAATTAATGAAAACTATTAAACACTCAAAGTTTAAAAATACAGGATTTATTTTTGAATTATTGGTTAGACAAGTGACCTCAGAAATCATGTCTGGCAAAATGAATTCTATCGCAGAAAAGATATTAAAAGAGCATTTTAATTCTAAAAAAGAATTATCTAAAGAATTGAAATTGTATCAATATCTTATTAATGAAAAATATAATTCAGAAAGTAAAGCTGAGAAATTCATTGATACAATATGTGAAGCTCGTAAAAGATTAGACGAGAAAAAACTTACAAAGGAGAAATATACTCTTATTAAAGAAATAAAAGAAACTTATGGTTTAGATGAGTTTATTAAATCTCCTATTTCCAATTATAAAACATTAGCATCTATCTATAAAATATTTGAAGTAACTACATCGGAAGAGCAATATGACCCAACTGATATAGTTTCATCTCGTTTTACTATTGCTGAAAATATTATAAATTCTTCGATTCAAAACAAAGATGTTAAAATCAAAGATGCTATAATGGAGCAGTACAAAAAGCAAGATGATGATTTAAGAGCAATATCTTACAAACTATTAATAGAGAATTTCAATAAAAAATATAAAAACTTATCTTTACAACAAAAAGGATTATTGAAAGAATATATCAATAATATGAATAACACCGGTAAATTGAAAGAATATGTATCGGTAGAAGTTCATACAATTGTTGAAGGATTAAAAGAAGTTGGTTCTAAAATTTCTGATAAAGTTACAAAAATTAAATTAGCAGAAACTATTTCAAACTTGAAAAAAGTTAAATCCGCTAAAATTATTAAAGAATCACATTTATCAGCTATGATGATGTCATACGAACTTTTAAAAGAATTGAAAGATGCCAGCAGTAAGTAAAGCACAACAAAGATTTATGGGAATGGTTCATGCAGCTCAAAAGGGTGACATGGAAAATCCATCTCCAGAAGTTGAAAAAGCTGCAGATTCAATGTCTGACAAAGATGCTAAAGATTTTGCATCCACATCTCATAAAGGATTGCCTGATAAAATAAAAGAATTTATCATTAGAGAAGCTAGAGGGGTTAAAACTATTACAAAAGAATATTCAGAAGTTGTAGACCAGATTCAAAAACATTTGGATTTGTATAAGCAAACAAAAGGAACTCCTGCTGAAAAACAACACATTCAACATTTAAAACAACTTAACAATAAAAAGAAAGCATTAGCAAACGAATTAGACCAAAAAGTTAGTGGTTTGTATAAAGATGCTGAATTAAAAGTTGATGAAATGAATGTTACTGGTAATGTGGATGGATATCAAACTCCATATGCATTTGGTAAAAAAGAAGATGAAAAATCTAAAGGTAAACACCAAGCCGATTTGACTGGATATAGTGTAGTAAAGGAAGGTTTGTATTATGTAGGATACAATAAAGGAAGAGGACAGGGTACGGGAGTTTTTAAAGATTCGTATTCATCATATAAAGATGCTAAAAAAGCAGTAGAAAAACTCGAAAAAGAAAGAGGTGGTTCGTATAATCAAATTGCTTATTATGTAGCTGATAAGTATGGGAAACTTGTAATGAACGAAAATCGTTGGGTTGCATTGAAAAAAGAAGATGGAACTGCAAATGCAAAAATAGGTAAAGGCATATCCAATATCAATAAGCAATTAGCAGAAATGGAAAGATTTCTCAGTTGGTATGGTAGATTAAAACAAGAAAGTGGTGTTTCAAATGAATCTTTTTGGAAAAGAACAAATAGTAATATTTATAAGATAAAGGAGCGACTTATTAAATTAGAACAACACATTC